TTCAGGTTGATCGTTAAGACGATACCAAACTTTTCTACGGCAACCACCTAACTCTGATGGACCTACCTGTGTCTGTTTAGATCTAGCCCTACCAGCATCCTTAGCCCGTAGTACTTGTAATAGTAATTCTTTTGGGTCGGTCATATGGACATCCATCCTTCATACTGTGCATCAGGATTGTCCTGTAGCCACTGTGCTCTCATCTTGTTCTGTTCCTCCCAGTTAACATCTGTATCTCTACAGGCTTTTATACCATCCTCATAACCTTTTTCATAGGCCTCTTGGACAGCAAACTTCCTAGTCTTATTCATTGTTCCTACTTAGTGAATTGTGTTTTGATACTAGCAGTACCACCACACCAAACGTTGTATTGGATTGCTATGTTGATAGCTTTCTTTGCAGCACCAGTTGCTTTTGTATGTGTCTTAGTATCATTCTCTAGTGCAACCAATGCACCAAGAGCCAATGAACCACCTGAGCCTATGCCGTATAAATTTCTATCATCTCGCATATACCCATAGTCATCACTGATCTGGAATAACTTTCCATTAAAACAAATTAAAGCATCCCAACCAGCATCATCATCATTCTTACCCTTAGGAGCAGGGTCATACCCTGCCTCAGTTAGAGTTTGTTTAATAGAAGGTAGAACTCTGATCATCATAAATCTATCAGGATCTTGTGTCTTGATTACCTTTGGTGGTTGCCATAGATTATTAAGGATATCTCCAGCAATTGCATCACCGGCAACAGCAATTAAATACTCATTGACTTTAACAATTTTGTCATAGCCTTTAGCTATGTAAGGTTTATCTGTATATGTGGTCATTGAGTCTGCTGCAAGAACAGCCCAACCCTTACCCTGTATACCAACAATTGCCGTCATAATTGCCCTTCTTTTATCTTGGCTTAATAATAGCACTACTTATAAAAAACGCTGGGATGTTTAAGCGACACGCCGTGGAGGCATCGTTTCTCTTTACTAGTCCAAGAATGTGTACCATATGAGCCGTGAGGCGAATTACGGTACGGGCGGCGCTTTGAAGCGCCGCAGTGGTACAGTCAGTATGTTCCGTCTACCAAACCTGCGAAAAAATAAAGAGAACTTACCTCCTAAATTTGGCACAGATCTTAGATCATTAGGACCATTACACGCTTGTCCTTGTGGCTCTAAAGTCTTCTCTATCCTAGCTACCTTTGATAACTTTGAGATCTCCTGGTATATGTTAGATGCAACCTGTGCTAACTGTGGCAACCTAATAGTAGTTCCTTGTCCAGTAGATGATCCCGCTAGGGAAATTTAGGGCATAAAAAATAAAGGCCACCCCTTTGACAGGGTGGCCTTTTGTATTGCCTCGCAGTACAGTTAATTTACTTTAAGCCATACTCTTTCTCGGTCTTGTCAGCCCACTTTGCAAGTGGACCAGCAATTGAACCAATCAAGATTGCATACTCTGGTGCAAGGTCTGCAGCGAGTGCTAGACCTAGTGTTACTGCTGATGCTAATACAGCTCGTAGATAAGACTTAAATGCAGCCTTAGTCTTCTTGCTCTTTAATCTTGCGATTAACTTATCCATATCCATCCTTACGGGCGAACTACACCCATTACTAGAGAGTATGGTCGTTTCCTAAGATACACACCATCTCCATTTGATTGACTGCCCTTGGATCCACTACTGGTATTACCTTCAATTACTTGAAGATTCTTGAACCTAGTATTGTTTCCAACGACTATCCCAACGTGGTCAGGCTGTACATCTTTATCAAACTGGAAAAAAACAATATCTCCAGGTTGTGCTTGACCTATTGGAATTATTTTATTTCTATTAGTGAACCATTTTAAACCAGCATCACAGGAGGCAAAGCCCTTCTCTCCTTGTGCTGCAATACTCTTACCTAACTCAGCCTTATTAAATACCCAAGATACAAACATTGCACACCAAGGTTGGTTATTAGCACCATACCACTTGCCGTACTTATTATCGTTATTACCAGTCTCTCTATTACCTATCTCGGCTTTTGCTATCTCTACTACTTTAGTCATTGCTACCTCTTTGAATTAATACCTGATACAAGGTATCTACTTTTTCCTCTAGCCGATTGACCTGGTCTTTGATACTTGACCCACCATTGGGTTTAAGTTCAGATAGAAAGTGTTTGACTAAGTGTCTTACACCAATTGCTAGTGAACCTATCAAGGTTGTAATTGCTACAGCTAAGGCAGCCCAATCGTTAGGAGACATATGTTTATACCGATCTAATAGTTACGACTAACATTCCGCCATATCCGGAGAATCGTCTGTCGCTTGGTGTCTTATTAATGAAATCAAGTTCTTCAATTAATCCAACATAGGACTCACCTGTTCTGAAGTCCTCTACCCTGATGGTATCGCCAACATTTTCTACTGATTCAAGTTGGCTCATACGATCATAAGCAGCACCTTCGTATCCTGTTTCCACACCGAACTTATCGCTCTCGTGGTCATAACAGAATAGAGGGTATTGAATTAATCTTTGACGTGGCACTGCAGGCAGTGACTTGAGTTGATATCCAGTAAATAGTGGCCCTAAGGTGTCATCACTATCTGATCTAGTTAATACAAATTTAAAGCCTAGATACTCTTGTGCTCCTACTGGATATGGGATACCGATTTCCTGCACAGTTGCATCCTCAGTAAAGTTACCGATTAGATACTCTGTATCATTATAGGAAATAGAGTAGATGCTTAATCCACCATTAGTGTTATCAACTCTAGGTGTAAGTAACTTAAAGATCTTACCCTCTAGTGTGTTGTATCGGACAAAGCCTGTTCGTAGTTCACCCTGATATACAAGATCAGTATCTGATTCTATATAGACAGCACCATTAGTTGTACTGTAATTAGTTGTAAAAGCTAATCTATCTGTTCCATTAATAAAAGCACAGGCTGTTGTATAGCGACCTGTTATGCGACTTCCTGCAGTTTGTGGGAAGTAGTAAGTATCCCAAGCGTAAGGAAATATCAGTGTACCTAGTGAGGTTCCTAAATCAATCCTAGTAGTTCCTGGAGCACCATCAACATTGGTTGCACACCAAACAAATCTATCACGAGCAGCAAAGTCATAGACTGGTTGCTCTGATTCAAATAACAATGGTCCGTAGGATATAGATCCATCATCTGAAACTGCTGCAACTCGGACACCTTTAGATGTACCGATTAGCATATAGCCTAGGTAGTAGTAAATCCTGTAGATAAGTTCACCACTAGGCATCTCTGCTGCAGTAATAGCACTGGTGATAGTAGGCATAGCACCAGTAGACTGCAGTGTAAACTTCTGAATATTAGATTGAGCACCAGAAAAACCGGCACAGTAAATAGCAGCACCTGAAGAGGTGATACTGGTATAGAAAAAGTTATCTACTGGATGGGTATATACCGCACTAGGTAATGCTGATGCAGTTGTGGATATCTCAAATACTTTGTTATTAATACAAGCTACGATACGCTCTTTAGTAAACTCCATTACCGCTTTATTAACTACAATAGATGTAGTCTTAAACATTTCAGTTGCGGCAGTATCAGAATCATCATTAAGTAGCTTCTTATACATAGCAGTTTTATCAGTACCAGCATCATCAATTAAGGCAATCCAGTAGGCGTATACACCATCATCGCAGTAGCCATAAATCTTATAGGCACCGACAGATGCGTAGTCTTGGAAGTGGATTACACTGCTAGTTACAGTTCCTGGTGGGGTAACTGCTGTTGAGGTTACGTTAGAAGCAGTCTTAGCATAGGTAAAGGTGGTAGTGCTAGGTACGGTAGCAATCTTGTAATCACCATTAAAGGTAGCATCTACACCAGATACAGTTATCTGCATACCAACAGCTAACCCGTGTGCTGCTGCTGTAGTTAATGTGGCTACGTTAGAGGTTAATGCTTTGTTAGTAACAGATGCAGTAATGGTTGGAAAGACCTTGTCAATATCGTAACCATCAAGCATTAGGCAACCACCATAGGTGTTGCTGCTCTTAGTCCATTCAATAGATCTTAAATGTTGTCCTGGTCTTTCATTAGATAACAGTTCAGTCTCAGTAATATGAGTAGGTGCCACATCATAGATAAGGCTTGCTTGTCCTTTAGTCCAAACATCTACACCCTTAGATTCGGTGTACTGGAAACGAAGTGACTCATCCTGTGCTGGTTCAAAGTATTTAATACCTTGTCCAAAGTGGAATGATGACTGCGATCTAAACCACCAACCAGTAAGAGACTGCTCTCCAGCCTCACGAGTCTGGTCATACTGTTGTTTACGGTACTGAGCAGTTACTCTACGGTATGGTGAATCATCAGATGCTCCAATAAAAAACGGCAGACCACCGATAGCCATATCATAAGCAACACCAGTAGCTGAATAGTTAGTAGCACCTGATGGGTTGGATAATACATACGGGATGCCTTCAGTAATATTATCGCCATAAGCCATTATTTAGACCTCCCGTATATATATCCAATTACTAAACCACAAAAAAATCCTAGATAGGCTAGGAATATTTCCATTTATCTCCTTATAAAAGGTTTACTAATGATCTCGTTCTACCACTAGCAAGTTGTGTATAAACCTGAGTGGTTGCAACTGATGAGTGTCTCATTAGATCTCTAACAGCCAGTAGATCTCCATTAGATCTCTCAAGCATATTAGTAGCAAAGTAGTGACGACAAGCGTGAAAGGTCTTCTTAGGAATACCTAACCGCTTCATCTCCAGTGAGCAGAGCTTGGTTAATCTGTTAGGTGTAACCGACCAGATCTTCCCAGAGGTCTCGTGCTTTAAGATTGTCTTAGCGACTATCTCAGCCACCGGTACAGATAGGTCTGTTCCGCCTTTACCTGCCACTCTAAGGATGTATCCGTCATCTACCTTCTCTAGGTCTACCCCACGAAGGTTTGCCACCTCCATAGCCCGTAAACCCGCTTTACAGCCTATTATGAACCAGTCTCTCATAGGCATATCAGCCTTAGTCATAACTAGTTCGGCTTCCCCAGGTGTTAATGGGTGAGGTAATCCTCTGCCCTTACGGACAGCAGGTAGATCAAGGTCAGCCATATTATCAATCAACCCCATCTTACGAAGAGATTTAAAGATACTACGTACCCTCGCTGCATAGGTTCCCTTAGTGGAAGCAGCTTTAACTGTCATTACCAGTCGTTGCAGATCTTCAGTTGTAGCTACCTGTGGATGAACTCCTAGGCGTACTAGCAAGTTGAAGTCATTTCTAAACAGAGCATCAGCGAAGCCCTGAGTTTCATATCGGTTCTTTAGCTTTTCTTTTATTACTTCAAGTGGTATCTGTTCCATAGTCCTAGCAGTCTATATTCAGGATTATTCTCCTGTCAAGCAGAATCGTTAGCAATTGTGCCTGGAACAATCCCCATCGCAAGTATCGTAGCGGATTCGGCAGAAGCAACAGGCCTCAAGTGGCAGGCTCCTGCTGGTGGACAAAGTTATTTTCAAGCATTTTGCAGTTTTAATGGCACTGGAACACCTGCTGTATTAAACGGATTTAATGTATCTAGTATTACAGATATGGGTACTGGTGATTACAGAGTTAACTTTACAAATTCTATTTCTACTGTTAATTACACATTTTTACTAGGTGTAAGTAAAATAAGCGGAAATATTTCAAGTACAACTTGTAGAATGATTCAGGCCCAAGAAGATGAAATTTTAACAACCCGCATAAGAGTTAATGTTTTTACAACTGTACCTGCCCTTGCAGATGCAGACCGAGTAAACGTTGGGGTGGTGCTAAATTGAGTAAAATAATTATTTATACAGAAATAGATGGCAGTCTTGCTTATATTATTCCTGCAACAGAAGATTTAACAATTAAACAAATTGCAGAAAAAGATGTTCCGCAAGGCACTCCTTATTACATAGTAGATGCAGCAGACTTACCAGCAGATAGAACATATAGAAATGCTTGGGTGTGGGATAATGGTATTGTAGTTGATGCAAATAAAAAAATGGAGATAGACCAAGCCATAAACGCTGAGGTAGAAGCCAAAGCAACAGCCGAATCTAAGCTTGCAACCCTTGGATTAACTACTGAGGATTTAAGGGCTTTAGGCCTCTAAGCACAATCCTCTGAGATTGTTCTTGGAGGATAGCTGGTTTTGTAGCGGATTCTGCCGAGGCCACTGGGCTGAAGTGGCAAGCCCCTGCTGGTGGTTCCACATTTGTTGGGTGTTATGTTTATGATTCAGGTGCAGGACAGTCAATACCAAACGCAACCTACACTATTCGCAATTTTAATACTGAGTTGTATGATACTGACGGATTCCACGACAATTCAACCAATAATTCTAGGATAACAATTCCTACTGGTAAAAGTGGATATTACCTAGTTAAGTGGAATCAACCTTTACTAACAAGCACCGTAGGCGATAGAATTTTTTATATCAAAAAAAATGGAAATCTAGTCGGACAACACGGTGGCACGCCTTCAGCAGTTTATCCAGTTCTTGAAGGTGGTAGAGTTATATACTTAGCAGCAGGTGATTATATCCAACTGGACGTTTATCAGTCATCTGGTGGGGCACTTAATTATGGAACCACCGATACTGGTGGATTCTTTTCAGTCGCATTTTTAGGAGCATAAATTATGGAACTATGGGAAAAAATTGTAAGTGAATATCCAGAAACTGCCGAAAACAATTTTGCAGTTTTTAAAGATATAATTGTTTTGAAAGATGATGGGGATGGCGTTGCTTATATTGCCAAGTGGGAATACAGTAAGCCTATTCCTGAAGGACTGAGCCTAGGTAAACCCTAGGCACAATTCCTCAAGATTATGCTTAAACTTGAAAATACAGCGGTGGAATCTCAGGTATTAAAAGATTAGCCTCTAATTCACTTAAACCAAGTCTTTCAATAACCGCTAACCTTGCAGCCACTTTTGCTTCTCTTTCAGCAATTGCAGCATTTTGGCGGGCTACAATTTCTTGGTTTTCTGCTTCTCGTTGTGCCAAGAAATCTGCTAATTCTTGACCTTTCAATTCTACTGCTTGGTCATCAATGTTAATTATTACCTTATCAGATGGCATAGCCATATACCTCTATCTTTCCTGTCATAGTACCCGTGGTTGGATAAATAGTAATTCCTGTGTAGGAAGTATTAACACTCATTGAACCACCCTGATAACCTGTTGCTGAATCGCTTCCCCTATATCTATTAACTACATTGTAATAAGTTGTGTAAGCAGTTGCATAAGGATTAAATAATTCAAAATGTTGAGTCGCATCTAAGGCGGTACTTTCCAAGTAATTAAATTCCCAAGAACTTATTGTGCCTGTACCATCGCCAGTAAGTGTGGTGGTGCTCATACCAGAATTAATTCCAGTTCCATAAGTTCTGTAATTATTTGATGTATTATCTGACCCACTCACTCTAAGCCTTGCTCTAATTGCAGTTTGCGCACTTGTAGAATCAAATGTTGCTTTAATTAAATAATTTCTATAAGTAGCCGAGAAACAATCATTAATGCTTTGACCTGATGAACCTGAGAAAGTAGCACTAGTAATTAGAACTAAAGCACCGCTTGAAGGTGCAGCCCATTTAAGCCCAGTTGTCTGAGCAGAATCCGCTACAAGTGTGTGTCCGTTTGTGCCTACTGCTAGGCGAGCTACCGTGTCAGCAGCAGTACCTACGATCAAATCACCCTTGGCATCTACTACTGTGTTTTGGGTATCAGATACATACTTCAAACCTGTAGCCTCACCTGAGGCAGCGACTAAGCGTTGATCATTAGTACCTACAGCAAGACGAGCAGGGGTATCAGCAGCAGTTGCTGTGACAATATCACCCTTAGCATCTACAATAGATTCAGGGATACCAGTCCCTGGTTCTGGAATTCTTCCTATAGCCATATTATGATAGCTCCGTTCCGAAGGCGTTGAATGTGAAATCACCAGTAGATGCGTATACAGATACAACATCTGTAGCAGCCAATGTGATTCCAAGAGTCATAGTATCTGTAGAGTTCGCTGAGAGCGAAGCATCGTAAATTAGATACTGAGCATTAGCAATGGAGGCACCAGCCACTCTTACTGCTATGCGATATGTACCAGCGCTTGCTGCCCGATTAGCTACAGTAATCGTAGATACAATCGTGGATGTAGCAGCAGGAACTGTGTACAAAGTTGTTAAGGTTGTTGCTGATGGGGCTGATTGCCCTAGTACTTTGTATGTTGTTGCCATTGTTTATGCTCCCATATATAGAAACGATGTTGGTATCGGTTCTTGTTCGTTTGTGATTCCAGCCTCAAATGCGTTTAGGTCATCTGAAGTTAGGACGTGCTTCACAGTAGCTCCGGCAGAATGAGCAACATTGCTCGTTCCTGCTTCACCCCGTGAAATCGTGAATGTGTCTGTAGCAGTAGCTGTAATAAATACAATCTCTTCAAGATTGGTATCTGGGTCTAGTGCTACGGTAAATTGTGTACCGGCTGTTACTGTCACTCCACCAAGGAGGGCAGTTCCAGTACCTGCTGCCACTGTCATACTAGTAGCGGTACCAGATATACCAGATGCTAGTGTTGTCTCAACACTGATAGAACTGAATAAACGAGTTGCCATTAACCTTCCTTAACTGGTGTAGTGGATTCTGATTGGGTACTTATCTTTCAACTTCAACGCTTCTTCGTTTAGTCTCTGTTGGTACAGAGCGTAGATATAGCGAGAAGAAGCAACACCAGCAGTAGATGGAATCTTGCTGTCTGCTGCATCTGCTTCTGCAGATGAAAGATTAATACGGCCTGGATCTAAGAATGATAGTAGTTTGTATGATGCACCCAGTGTTACTACATCCTGACAGGATTGTGGTAAACCAGTAACATCAGCAAAGTCATCTGTATTGTTATCTAAAGTATTAGCAGTTGTGGTATACCAAACCTGAACTGTTCTACCAGGTTGTACACTGTCATAAATGCTAACTGTGTTATTGGTATTAAAGGTTGAAGCATTAGCCATTGGATCTGCTCTCCAACGATTAATAGGTAGCCACTCTTGGCTTGATCCAGTAGTCTGCCAAGATAGATACAAGATTGACTCTAAGTCATCTGGTAGGGCATAGGTTGTAACTGAGGCATCATAGGTAAAAGTAGTTGAAGATACAGCCCAAAGACTAGGGAAGAAACTATTGATAGTATCGTTAATAGCTTTCTTAATTGCAGTTCTTGGGAATGTTGGTGCTAAGGTAACCTGAGCATATTGAGCGTGTGGAGCAGGTGCAGTACCTTGGTAACCTCTACCAAATCCTGGGATTACATTAAGTCTGTTATTTGCTTTATCAAAAGAATCAATCCAAATTAACTCATCATCAATTTCAATAATACCTTTAGCAAGGTTTGAGGCAGAGCCGATATCTATTGTGGTACTAGTAGTGGATATTCCACCAGCATTTGCCACATAACTAATGCGGTCTTGGCGTAAGGTATAACCTTGTAGGTTAGACTTAACCTCATCTACCATTTCATTTAGTGTGCTCATTAGCCTTCTCTCTGTAAAATTTCAGATTGTTTTGCAATCTTTCATCATTTGGACTTAACTCAACTGCTTTCTTGCCGTGCTCTACTGCTACTTTCCATTCACCTAACTGCCAAGCTGATATGGCACATAAGTCATCTGCCATATGACCCCAAGCCCAACCTTCAGACAAGAAGTCCATTTTTCTTTCAGTTATACTTAATGCTCTAGTTGCAGTTCTGAAACAATCTTCCCACTTCATCTGTTGGTAGTAATGATTAGCCAGTGCTAAGACTGCTTCTCTACACAGATACTCATTAATAGATTGTTGTAAATGTTTCTCAGCATTATCAGGATCACACTTAGCCATAATGCGTAGCGCATAAGAACGCTCTGCAGGAAATACTGAAAACTCTAGATATTTCTTTAGAGTCTGTAATCCATCATAAAATCTTTTACGGTAGCAATACTCTCTACCAAGGTAGTAAAGCATCCGAGAATCGGTAGGAGTTTCCTCAACTGCCATCTCTAATATATCTAGGTAATGCTCTCTAGATTTAGAATCATCTGGAAAGTGATGAATTGTTAGATCTACTCTTGCTCTAGTCTCAGGAATCTTATAGGCACAGACTGCCTCGTGTATTGGAAATCTCCAACGATAACCTCTACGGGCGTGGATCTTAACTCCATCAAATGATACAGATGGTGTGCCATCATCATTCCAACCATAAACAAAGTTATGGATAGGTCTAGTAATATTAAACTTTAGAGCCTCTGGTAATTCTTTCTTCCAGTCACCGACTAAGACCTCATCCATATCTAACGATATGCAGTAATCTATTTCAGGTGGTAAAGCTGCCAATGCTGCATTTCTAGCATCATCAAAACGCCAAGGATCTATCTTGATATTAATAACATTAATACCTAAAGACTTAGCAAGTTCTACTGTTTTATCTGTAGAACCAGTATCTGCTATCAGTAGGTAATCTGCATCCTTAGCTGAGTCATACCAGCGTTGAACGTGCTTCTCCTCATTGAGAGCAATCGTATATACGGCAACTTTCAAAAGTCACTAACCTCTTTTAATCTAAGATCAGAGTATGATGGATACTGGATCACTAAGTTAGGTTGTGCAATTACAGCCTTGTACTCTTTAGCAAACTCTCGTAAGCCTATATCTATATACCACTCATAACCTTTAAGTTTTTCTGCAAAGTATTTAACCTTTGCAGGATGTATACTGTAAGCGTGAGAACCAGTACTCATAATCTGTTTAAACCAGTACTTGTTTCCTATATTCTCTACTTTGCCAGTATGCTTTGGTAACAAAGCACCAAGGTAAAATATGTCTGTATCTGATGGTAGATGTTGTATTGCCTCTGTAAACTTTTCATTAAAGCCATCTACAAACTCTGCATCATCTTCTAGTACTAATATACGAGATTCAGGATTTGCTTCTAAAACTTTTTGATGACTCATAGTCCCTGCAGCAATAGGACTAATACCCAACTCTTTACCATCTATAGCTGAGAATCTTTCAAAAGTTATCCCCAGATTATCTAACTGTGTGGATATCTTCTCTAGTCTATCTTTTCGTCTATCAAGATTTATCAAGATGACTTTACTAAAGTAGTCATTAATTCTCATATGATGAGATTCTACTACATACCACCTAATAAGAGCATAACAGGTAAGCCTGTTGCATCTGCGCCTGTCGGACCAGTTGGTCCAGTAGGACCAGTCGCTCCAGTTGCACCTGCTGGACCGGTAGGTCCAGTATCACCTGTAGCACCAGTGGCACCTGTTGCACCAGTAGGACCTGTTGGACCAGTCGGTCCTGTTGGTCCTGTTAAACCTTGTGGACCTGTTGGTCCTGTATCTCCTGTCGCACCTGTCGCACCAGTCGGTCCTGTTGCTCCAGTCGCACCGGTTGGACCAGTTGGGCCAGTATCGCCAGTGGCTCCTGTAGCTCCCGTAGCACCCGTTGGACCAGTGGCTCCTTGCGGTCCAGTTGGGCCAGTGTCTCCCGTTGCGCCAGTGTTCCCTGTCGCTCCAGTAGGGCCTGTAGGCCCCGTAGGACCCGTATCTCCTGTTGGTCCAGTATTACCTGTAGGTCCGGTAGGTCCAGTGGCTCCTGTGGCCCCTGTAGGCCCTGTAGGGCCTGTATCTCCCGTTGCTCCAACTGCTCCTGTGGCACCTGTGGCTCCTGTTGGGCCTGTAGCCCCAGTTGGTCCCGTAGGACCTGTGTCGCCCGTAGATCCTGTAGCCCCTGTTGGGCCAGTTGGACCAGTACTACCAGTAGGACCAGTAGGTCCTGTTGCACCTGTTGCACCCGTTGCTCCTGTCGCTCCTGTTGCCCCTGTAGCGCCAGTTGAACCTGTAGGACCGGTTGGTCCTGTAGCACCGGTAGGACCTGTAGGTCCAGTGGTACCAGGAGTTCCCTGAGGTCCTTGGTCATTTGAAAATGTTACGCCAACCTGTGGGGTAATTTGTTCTACAACTATTACGGTCTCTGACATTATTGAGTCACAGCTCCCGTCACTATAAATTTACCTTCTAAAATTCTTGTTACTGTTCCACCTGAATTTAATACTAAATCATAAGCATATCTACCAGCACCGATAGCACCAGTAGTTGTGGCATCTACAGATACAGTTACAGATCCTGCAATACCACCTAGAGTTATTCTACCGTTTGCAGTAGTCGCTACTAAGGTTGTAGTGCTGGCACCAACAAATGGGCGCACTGTCATAGTTGCTGTATATCCAGTTAAGTCCCAAGGGGTGGAACCATTCTTGATTACAAATACAAAGTTAAATGTGGTTGCTTGTTCGCAAACTAGATTATATTTAGCACTCAAGTTGAGATCGCTCTCAGTGCTTGTGCTGCTGGTAATCCAGTAGTTGATGCTAGTAAATTACAAACACCATTAAAATCTAAAAACTGTGTTTTATCTGATAGGCCAGCAATCTCATTAAGAACACCAACAGTATCGGTAAGAGTTAGAGTTACTGATCTTTGATTAGCCCATTGGCGAGCAGCCAATGCTTGATCTACCATATCACCAACAGCTCTATAAGTGCCACCATTGGCTAGACGATTTAACTCATCGTTGAGGGTTGTACCTGCTACACCTAGTGTCACTTAGGACTCCTTACTTCTTTTTTGTTTTTCTTGCTACTGCTGCGTTATCTACTAGATTTGGATAAGGTCTTCCAGCAGCCTTTGCTCTTGCTTTAGCAGCACTCTTTTGTGCTGGTGTTAATTTCTTTGATGTCTTCTTTGGATTCTTTGTATCCCAAAATGCTTTTTTCTTTTTCATCGGCAACTGCAATCCCAAGCCCGTAAAGACTTGTTTATTCTAGAATTTGGATCTCTTGCTGTTTTAGCAGAGGTTAACTTTGATTTCATTCCACACATACGAGAGCAGAAAGACTTACGTCTTCCAGCAGCCTTTGGTGATCTCTTAGCCTCAGCCTTTTTTACTGGAGCCTTGAGGTTCATACCTTGTGCTCTAGCAGAGGCACGACCCTTAGCGTTTAATCCGCCTTTAGGATTCTTGCCTTCTTTTCGTTGCCACGCTGGACTCTTTGCCATAACTCCCAAACTTTCCAAGTACAGATCTAATGGTTCCGTTCTTATTCAACCGAACCACTAGACCATCTTTAATTTGAATTGGATTAAAACCATCGTGGCGCTTGTAGCTACCAGATGACATTACTTCTTCTTTTTCTTCTTAGACATTCCTGCTTCGCTAAGAGCGATAGCAACGGCCTGCTTGCGGGACTTAACCTTCTTGGCAGACTTGCCAATATTCAGTTCGCCCTTTTTAAACTCTCGCATAACCTTGGCGACTTTCTTAGCACCTTTAGTCTTCTTCATCGTACTCAACCTCTTTGCTTTTGCCGTTAACTTCTTTGCCGTAAGCACCGGTCTCTAGATCAGCATATGTTGCATAACCGCAACCACAGGAGGCGCACATTACTTCTTCTTACCCATCTTTTTCATAACCATTTTCTTATCAGACTTCTTAGCCTTCTTACCCTTAGCACCTTTTTCAAGAGCCTTGTAAGAGTTCATTTTCATTGATTTCATTTTTACCCCTTATATTTTAGGTTGATTCCGTCAAAGGCTTTGCCAGCTTTGTCGGAAAGTTTGATTGCTGCATCTATATCTTTTGTTCTAGTAGATCTAGGTTCTACGCCTTGCTTGATTGCTGAGTAATAGGAGTTTAACTCCTTCTCATCTTTCTTAACTTTGTCTTGATCCCAACCAGTCTTAGTAGGATTTACTCCCATAAACATTGGCATATTGGATTGCATACACTCGCCATATGACTCGTGGTCTTGGGTCTTGCAACTAGATGCACAGTTACTCATATGTTAGTAACGTAATCTGAGTAACCAGCATTGATAAGAATTTGTGCCACATTATCTGGTATATCGTACTCGTGTCCACCAAGATAATAGTAATCAGCATCAGCAAGTGTGTCTTGATCTGGGGTCATACTAGTAGTAACTGTAGTGCCATTAATAATAAAAGTTAATGCTCTTGGTACTTCTGTAATGTATTGCTGTGAACCAGTAGGACTTCCACCTGATAATGGTCTACCTGCTAAACGAGCATAGTTAGATGCTGGATCTACTATCCAAGTTTGGTTTTCCCAAGGTGTTACTAGGTGATAAGTCATAGTTCCTTTCTAGTGATGAAGGGCGGTTTGACCCGCCCTCCACCGAATCGCATTTGTTAGCCTGCTGAAGCAGAGGTCTCAATACGATATAGCGCTGCTTCTCGGAGTCTTGCGAATCCACCGAAGTAGTACCAACCAATTGTACGGAAGCGGCGCAGAGCATCAATCTCTGGTCCGATTACGGTATTGATATCTTGACCCATAGCTTCTGCTAGAGCCTCACGACCAGCGACAACTGCCTTGTAGACGTTGACTGCTGGTGAGTTTGTGTTCGCTGCGAATGGAACACGAGGTGTTTCAACAACGAAAGCACCTTCAATTACACCTACTGAGCCAGGGATAATTGTCTTTGACACATTGTCTGTGTACTTAACGATATCCTGGAATCCTCCGGTACCTGATTCGGCACGAAGGTCGGCTGCTTGACGTGGGTGTAGATATGCTGCGTACAACTCACCAAGGCGAGGCAAGGCTTTGTTTGTGCGTAGTTCTGTTACAGCATTACGAATATCAGCTACAGAGATTGTATCTGCTGCATCAATTGTATTTGTTGTTGTAGCGTTTCCACCGTAGATTACGTTGGTTCCGCCAGTTAGAACTGTTGCAACTACAGAGTCAATAGAATCTGCAGCGTTGTATGCAATGATGTCAGCAAGAGCTGCATCTACATCGTTGAAAGAAGTTAGGTTTAACTTCTTAGTT